CGGCAACACCGTCCGAGGGCTCTGACGAAAGAAAGCCCCGTAGCCTTGCGACGCCGGGGCCGAGGTGCCCGCGAGGGCAGGAGACAACAACGATGAACCGGCCACCCCTAGCCGGCATGGGCGATGCTACGGATCAGCGCGCGGGCTGCTTCCTGCGCCACGCGGCCAGCTCGGTGCGGCTAGTTTCCTTCGCCCGGTCGGTCAGCATCGGGCGGCCGTCGTCGTCGAGCAGCACCTCGGTCACGCTGCAGTGGCAGCGGTAGATGTTCCCGTCCCGGCTGTAGAAGTCCCGCACCTCGGCGCTGGTGTAGGTGCGGCCGTTGCGCGCCGCGTGGGTCGGCCTGGTCGTCGGGATCAGCGCCGACTTCCACAGCAGGCCGATGTCCATGCCCAGGTTCTCGACTGCCCAGTCGCGTTCATCCAGGCGGGCCATGCGCAGCGTGTCGGTCACGTCTGTCTGCGCGTAACCCTCAGCCCGAGCCCGCGACACCCCCATGCGCTCGGCGATCTCCTTCGCCACCACGCGCGGGTTCTTCCCGTCGACGATGCCGCGGCCGATGATCTGCGACAGCGCCGACTTCTCGCCGGCCGACAGCCCGACCCAGTGCTCGTAGGACTTGATCTGCGCCATGGCCACGCGGTTCTGGAAGCCCTGGCTCATCAGCGCCGCGCCGATGTTGCGCGAGGCCGAGTAGGTGGCCGACAGCGCGGTCAGGTTCGCCACGGTCTGCGCCAGCCCGAGCTGGGCGGCATCGGCGTCGATCTGCGCGTACCAGTGCGTCCGGTAGCTGCCGCCGGCCACGGCCTCGATCCAGCGGTCGAAGGCCTCGCGTAACGCTTGCGTTACGGCGGCGAGCTCCTCGGGGGTCAGGGCGTAGATCGTCCGCGGCGTGCCGCTGGTGTCGTTCTGGGCGACCTCGCCGATCACCCGGATGCGCGCGAATATGGCCAGCACCTCGGCCGTGAGCCCAGCCCAGCGCTGGCGGATGGCCTTGATCGCCCGGCGCTGCACGGGCCCGCTGCCGGTGCGGTCGGTCGTGTCGCCCGGGATGATGGGCGAGCGGGGGCGGATGCGGTTCATCATGGTCGGGTCAGTCCATCAGCAGCAGCTGCTCGTCCTCGGCCTGCAGCTCGGCCGGCGTCGGCCCGGTCGGTTTCGGCGCTGCGCGGCGCTTCGGCGGCACGGGGTCGGTCAGCACCAGCGGGCGGCCGGCGCTGCATGCCTGCATGCCTGCATGCACCGCGCGCAGCTGCAGCGTGATGCGGGGGCTGCCGACGCGGGCCTCGGCGAGGACCGGCGCGGCGGTGACGCGGCGCGGCGCGGGCTTCCACGGTGCCGACCATCCGCCGACGGCTGGGGGCTCGGGCTCGGGCGGAGCGACCGGCGTGACGCTGGGGCGGCCGACCGTAACGTCGACCGCAACGCCGCGGGCCTCGATGACGTGCGCAGGCGGCGGCCCCTCGCCACCCGCCGCGCCGTACCAGCGGCCGGCCCAGGAACCGAGCCACCGGCCGAGCGCGCTCATCAGCTACCGTCGAGTGACGTGACGTTGCGGGTGCCGGCGCTGTACGTGCCGGCGATGCGGTTCTTCGTGCCGTCGAGCGACTTGAAGACGGCAGACGGGCCCTCGAGGCCGGTCGCGTCACCGGCGGCCTGCGCGGCAACAATGCGCAGCACCTGCTCAGCGCTGAAGCCGGACTCGATGATGCGCTCCCACACCGCGGCAGCCAGGCCCTCGGGCGACAGCGCGGTGAACGGCGTCCACTCGCCCTGCATGCTGAGGCGCCCGCGCAGGTCCGCGCTGCCGGCGAACGAGAAGGAGCCCGCGCCCTCGAAGGGCACGATCATGGACAGGCCCGCGGTGCCGGCGAAAGACAGCGCCGCGGTGCCGGTGAGCTGCACCACGCCGGCCAAGCTGCCAGCGCCCGCCAGGCTGAAGGCGCCGTCGCCCGACATGGAGACCACCAGCCCCAGCGATGCGGGGTCGGGCGTCAGCGTCATGGCCGCCGTGCCGATCATCGGGGCGCCCTGCAGCAGCGAGGCAGCGCCCGCGACAGCGGCGACCGGGCCGAGCGCCGACATGCTGCCGGCCACGCGCGGCGGCACCAGCCCGGCCATGCCGTAGCCGTCCGGGGCGCTGGCAGTCGGCGCGAACGTGCCAAAGCCCTTTGCGAAGCGGTCGCCCAGGTTCCGGCCGAGCACCTCGAGCCCCGCGCCGGGGCCGAACTGACGCCCGGCTGTCGCCGTCAGATAGCGCCCGTTCGGGTACATCGCCACGTCAGCCCCAGACGAACTCGGCGCCGCCCGCGAAGGTCGTGGCCGCGGCCGTCGCGTTGCCGGCGCCCCAGAGCCACGTCAGGCATGCGCCGTCCTGAACCCGCGGCAGGCTCGGGATCTGGTTCAGCAGGTCTTTCTCGGTCATCAGGCCCACGACCGACAGCGTGATCTGCGCCAGCGGCCGGCAGAGCACCAGCGCCGCCGTGCCAGCGCCAGAGGCCGCCGACAGTTGTACGCTGGCGAAGTTGCGGATGCCGCTGTCGCCCGAAGCAAGGGGCAGGAACGGGCCGTAGTTGTTGGCTGCCGTGCCGCTGTGCGTGATGTGCGGCACGATGGCCGAGGCAGTGCACGACACCGTGACGGGCTGCACGCGGCCCGTCGTGCCGGCCTGGTTGGTGTAGCTGTAGCTGAGGTTATGGGCCGTCGCGCCCGTCGTCGTGCGCACAGACAGGAATGCCCGCAACCCGGCGCCGTCGGTGTAGCGCGGCGCGGGCGCGCCGGTCAGGGTCTGCAGCGTGGCGACGTTCATGTTGATGCCGGGCCAGTAGCCCTGCACGTCCACCAGCATCAGCGTGCCGGGCACGCCCGTGGCCGCCGTGCTCCATGCGGCCATGTTGAGCAGGTGCTTCACGTCCGCCGTCACGTTGCCGCCGTGCGGAATGCCGAAGATGTCGGTGCCGTTGCCGGTGCTCTCATCGCACGCGCGCCAGGCCAGGGCCGTGCCAGGGTAGCTGTTCGCCACCGGCAGGCCCGCGAGCGCGCTCAGGTCATACCACCGGCCCAGCGCGTAGGCCGCGGCGCCCGTGATCTTGTTCCAGTCGTAGCGGGTCGTCTTGCCGGCGCTGATGGCGGCGACCAGCTGGTCCATTGATGCGATCGGCATGTCTAGCCCCAGGCAAAGGTGAAATGGCCCCACCACGCGACAGAGCGCGCGGTGCCGGAGCCGATGCGGTTGAAGAAGCCGAGCCAGGCGCCGTCGTGCACGCGCGGGCAGTGCAGCGCGCCGGAGCGGTAGAAGTCCTTCTCGACGGCCAGCAGGTTGTCGCCGCCGACGACGGTGGCCAGCGGCCGGATCAGGTAGATCGCGTGCAGGCCGCCGGGTGGCGTCGTGTACTGGATGGCGTCGATCCGCCGCACGCCCCGCGGCGCGTTCAGGCTCATCGCCAGCGGGCCGACATCGAGGTCCACGGTGTCGCGTGCGCTGCTGCAGACGAGGTTGACCCCGTTCAGCGGCACGCCGATGGTGCTGCTGCGCTGCACGCCGGCCGCGTCGGTGTACGTCAGCAGCCCTACCCCGCCCTGCACGGCCGGCGCGACGTGGTTGACCATGACGGCGCAGACGCCATCCCCGCTGCTGTAGCGCGGCAGCGCGGCCGTGTTGTCCATCGCCTGCTCGTCGGTGCTGTCGCCGTCGATCAGCGGGTAGAAGCCGAGCAGGTCATAGACGACGAAGCTCTCGGCGCCGTTGAAGCCGCCGCCCTGCGCGCCGCGGAACGTGGCGCTGATGAGCCGGCGCTCCTGGCCCGGCGCGCAGTCGGGGAAGTAAATCGCATCGTTGCGCACGGCCACGGTCGGCGTGAAGGCCAGCGCGGCGCCGACGTGGGCATCGTAGGCCGGCTGCCCGGACGCGAAGGTGGGGTCAGCCCACTGCAGCGCGTAGGCCGTGCCCGCGTTCTTGGTGAAGCGCTGCAGATGCCACCGGCCCTCATCGAAGGCTCGATTGATGGCCGACAGCGAATCCAGCATCAGTTCACCGTGCCCGTCAGAGCGCCCGGGTTGAACAGCGGCGTGATGCCGGCGCTGATGCTGCGCGCCGCGCTGAGGGCGCCCCGGTACAGAATGGCCGCGCCCGCGCCCGCGCCCATGGCGACGCTGAAGTGCGTGGCCGTCGCGCTGCCCGCAGTGCACTCGCCGAACTGCACAGTCGCGGTGTTGCTCACCTGGTCGCCGGTCACGGTGAAGCCGCCGGCGCTGCGCGCCACGCCGACCGGGGCGTATCCGGTGTACGCCACCTCGCTCGTGTCGCCCGTGCCGGCCTCGCCGGGGTCGGCGGTGTGCAGGCGCACGAAGAAGCTGCCCGCGGCGGCCGACGGCTGCAGGCCGCTGGCGTCGCCGATGTTGGCGAAGGCGGTGTTCTGGAAAAGCAGCCGAAGAAGCGCGGTCTCGGCGGTGTTGCTCATGCTCATGCGGTTCTCCTGATGCTGAAGATGCGCCCGGGTCCGTTGTCCCAGACGATGTTGACGCCCTGCCCTGCGGCCGGCGTGAAGGGCAGGCCGATAGCCGGGTCGTCGACGTAGGCCACCAGCCGGGCCGTGCTGTCGTCGCCGGTGTGCACGTACAGCACCAGCGCGTTGCAGGCCACGGCCGCGTCGGCAGTCAGCGTGGTGTCGTCGGCGTCGAAGGTGCCGGCCGTGAACTCAGCGCCGGTCAGCGTGCCGCTGCGGCCGTTGATCGCGCCGCCCAGGTCGGTGAGCACCGCGTCGAAGTCCAGATCCGGCGTGTAGGTCGAGCGCACCAGCGCCACGCGCACGTCGCCGGTCAGGTCGACCGTGCGGTCGAGCAGGCCCTCCAGGGCCGTCGTGTAGGCGCCGTTCACGCGCCGCCCTCGGCCGGCTTCTCGATCACGTGCTTGATGCGGCCGGTCTTCTCGTCATGCACGGGCGTGCGGATCACCGTGCCGCGGCCCTCGATCTTGGCCGTGACGTGCGTGTCGCCCTGGTGCACATGCAGCTCGGCGGGCGGGACGTTGACCTGCACCGGCGCCTGGTGCACGTGCACGGCGATGGGCCGCTCAGCAGCTGCGCGCATGGCGCCGATGGCGGCGTTCAAGTGGCCGGTCAGGTCGGGCGCGGCCGGCAGCACGGTGACGGCGTTGCCGGTCGGCGCGGGCCGCGGCGGGGGCTCGTCGCGCGCCGGCAGCGGGTCGAGATCGTCGTCGTCCGGGTCGCCCTCGCCCGGCATGTCGTCGAGTTCGGCCTCCTCCTCGTACCCCAGCACCTTGCGGATCTCGTTCTCGCTGAAGGGGGCGCTCCGGCCGGCGGCGACCATGTCCTTGTTGATCGTGGCCATCTTGCCGCCCTGGTCGGCCTTCGCGTCGTCGCCCATCGCGTCGAGCGGCGCCCATTCGACCTCGAAGTCCGAGGCCTCGACGATGCCGCAGGCCTGCAGCCGGCGGATGACGGCGGTCACGGCGCCCGTCAGCAGGTTGCGCTGGCGCGACTTGCACCGGGCGTTGTCGGCGGCCTTGTCCTCGTCGCTGGCCAGGCGGCCGGTCTGCTGGCCGAACAAGATGGTGAACGGGATGCCCACGGCCGCCGCGAAGGTGTTCGCCGCGATCTCCCAGGCGCCGCGCGGGTCGTGCATCGTGGTCTGCAGCGTGTCCACCGTCACGCCCTGGCCGACGA